AAGGCAACGAAATGGAGCGCAACCAACAACCTATATTGAGTAGAACACGTATATTCTTACTTAGCTGTCGATCGCGTCCCATCATCAGAAGATGAACTAGAAGTCTCAGACTTCCCGCACTCCAAGTAAGTCCGAAGACTCTGCATTGTGGCAGGATCAGTTAGAAGAGCAGCTAGTTGAGCCATCTCCCGGGAACGTCGTTTTTCAACGACTTTCGGTACATCCGCAGGCGCACTAGGCGCAGGCGGCGACGAGCTTAGAGCTCTAGTCACCGCAGGCGGATCATGACGAGCCGGCGCAGTTCGCGTCAGTCTTCGCCGCATCATACGATTGGGATCGATATATTGATCTACACGACCCGATCGCTGGTTAAGTCGACCAGTTGTGACTCTCGAAACAAGGGTCGAAAGACTCTTAGTAACCATACTAGGACTAAGAGCAAAGGCAAAAACATCACCATAGGACCCAGAAATGAGCCCACCCCCAGTTAACTGGACTGAGGCAATGCCAGAGCCATGGCACGACACAATTAAAGCTTGCATCAACTTAGTTGGAGTAGCAGCACTAGCAGTCTCAACAAAGGCTTCAGCCGAAGTGTCATTACCAAAATTATAGGTGGAAAACATAGCAAGGTCAACCGTACAACTATCGCACACAAACTCATATGCATCAGTAGTCGCTAAATCGGGACCAGTCCACCAAAAGAGAACAAACCAATTACGAGTTCCGGGAGGAAAATGTAAGGTGTCCCCATTAGTGACCGTAAAACCTTCCGTAGACCCAGGCATAACAAGGGCATCGGTCAAAGGGTCAGCACTGCTGCAACCCGAAAGCTGCATATGTAAACTCGCAGCGGATAGGCCACGAGGTAGACGAGGCTTATAAAACCACATCTCATACGTGACCCAGATCTCTGCAATCTTAGCGTTTTCCGCTGGTTGTCCTACAGAAGCAATGAAAATGGCCCCAAGGTCAAAATTTCTTGCGTCGGTACCATCATAGTCCTCATTAACATCCACTAGTAAGTGGGTGAGACCATCATAGGCACGAGCACACTCTATAGGCATAATCAGAGTTTGAGATGTTTTACAGGAACTAGCATACTCAAGCTCCAACATCTCAAGTTTAGATACTGGACTAGGTGCGAGAGGATTGTATTCAGCAGCCATAGCCATAATACCCATACTGAGGTTCGTAGAAACCTCGGACGCTTCTGTAACAAGCTCCACCAGCATTCCATGAACCTCATATTCCTGGTAGCCATCAGCTTGCGATGACAGCCATGGAAAGAGATCAGAGTTTCCAGGGTTAATTTGGTAGCGCAGCATATTAAATGCTGTTGAGGTGGTATCGGGTACAAATGTACCCGATGACAAATCCCCAATATATTCGCGATGGTTAACCACTGTTGCCTCTCCTTTCTTCGCATTAACGACGCGAGGCGGGGTATTCGCGTTGACCACGACGCTACCTGGATTGACAAGTGAGTTTCGTCGTACCTTGTAATCACCGAGTCCAAATACGGTGTCAAGGAATCCACCTGCGCGCTTACCAAGGTAGCTTCCAGCCGTCGCCCCAAGATCGCCAAAATATGCTCCCTGACCAGAAACTTTTCCTGGTGCTGAAACCGCAACTGCCGCCTTTTTGCGACGCGCGCGAACGCGCTTACGCTGTTGGGGAGCAGCAGTCGTTGTTTGCGTGATAACAACTCGTTTCGTTTTGGGCTTAGCCCTAGCTGTTTTGCGTTTAGCCTGTAAATTCTTTCCATTCGAACTCATCGATGAAATTCATTATACCTCCAGCCACCTTTGTTGGGAAGGAACATTCCAGGCCAGTAAAAAACGAGAAGCAGTCACTATAAGAGGGAACACCCATCTCGACGAAAGACTGTATATTAGGATCCGTCGAGGATTTAAAATAATCTAAATGGTGCGCAAGAGCAGTGCGCATCTCATTAAAGGTCTCTTGATCGCCTCCAAAAGCCATAACTGTGAGAGAATACGCCTTACACAGCGAGGCAGAGGGACGTTTATTTTGTATTTCATAACAGAAGGAAGCGAGCAAACGCTTCTGGTCATAAACGGGTATCCAATAACCATCTCGGAAACCAAATCGGAATCCAAGAAACTCCATATCTGTGAGATCATGAGAAATAACCACAGGATCTAGCTCATATCCATACAACGCAAAAGTGGAACGAATGATCCGCTCCAACTCAACGAAGTCACATTCAGGACACGAGCCAACACAATCATCTCCAAACAACTGACGAACAAAAAAAATTTATATTTTCAAAATCCGGTTCAATCGCGGATAAAACGAAGTGATTGCTAATTATATCATGAGACAAAATGTTATCCGAAGTCGTGTTACCAGACCCAGAGTTGTTCCCTACATCTTTGAGAACTATAGTTCCATCTGGGTGAATGAGAAGTGAGTGCACTGTATTGTGCGAGACCCACTTATACAACGGCTCCAAATCATCGGGGAGATAGGAATTACGCAAATCATATACTTCTTGCATTATAGGCATTTTCCTATCGTAACCGGAAACATCGTACATAAAGAAAACAGGATTTATGAGCAGCTTTAAAGCCAACTCATTTGTGCCTCCACCATAAGGATTAAAACCGTAGGCGGAAGTATGGACCATTTTCATGGCCTCATTCTGTTTCTGATAAAGTACCTTCTGCCAAAAGAGAAAATCGGCAGGGGGGATAATGAAAGTTCTCACTTTTCCCTTATCTATATCATCTTTATGATACCACTCAATCTTATCAATAACTTTCCACACAGGCTCAATCATATCTGGCCAATTCGACATATAAGCTCGAAAGGCCGGATTGGAAAAACAAGCCGCTTTAGTTCGAAGCCCGAGTAATACCCAGGGAACTCCGGAAGACTTATCCATGACAATAGAAGCCATAACCTCCTCGGTGTTTGATATACAACAATCGCCGATAGAAGCAAAAACTCTGCCATACGTGTGGTAAGTGTGCTCTAAAGCACGCTCAAAAAGATGGTGTTGATCATACGATCTACAAGGCGCCACATCCATTTTACGGAAAGAGGTGTCAAAAGATTTTTGGTCTCCCATGACACGATAATACTCTCCAACCTTTGGTAATAACGGAGCAGCAATGTTTACTGGAAGCCTCTGAAACAAGGGATCCGGAAAACGATAACGAGTAGAACGATAAGAAACTAGAGGGTGCCGATACGACACGCGTTTAAGTATTTTTAAATGATCAAAGTGGAGCACAGGCTCAACACTTGTGTCCCACAACTTTCTATGAGTTGGTGGGATTTCCCTCCCTGATGGGAGGCACTCTAGTTTTTTGAATAGACCCAACAATAGTTGGGCATAGGACCACCGCCAAACGTGCCAGCATGACTGCCAACTACAAAATGACGACCATCACAATGTGCAATAACAAACGACCCACAGGAACCGTTACCAGTTTTGACTGAGTGTATGAGCTTCCCGCCCACATGTTCAACATTACAGCCACTAATAACATGTTTACCAGTCCCTGGATCGATACCAACATAAGTATAATTGGCGGTGGCTGGTATTCCAGCCCAATCTCTAACGTTCAAAGTGGGCACATTAGGGCACTGACCCTTGAAAGTGGACCAATCTAAAAACGCGAGATCCTTTTGAGTGCATAATTGCTGCCACAAAGGGTCTTTAGGAGGAGGAAGAGACCAAGTAG